TTTCCGAGTTGTTCGGTATCTTTTGTTAAATATCGTTCAACTGATAATACGCAAGTTATGTTAACATATTTAACAAAAGATACCGAACAACTCGGAAAACCAAGTTCAAATAGAAATAAAGTAGATACATTTATACATAAAACGATAGTTAGAAATGTGGAATTAGAAAGTTATGCATTAGTTTCTAATGAAGAAACAGAAATACCAAAACCAAGTTCTATTTTTAGGTTTTTTAAATATGGAGGGTTAAACAAAAGAAAAAAACATAAAACAAAAAAACATAAAAATAATAAATAATAATTGAAATTGTAATTTATGTAAATAACTTTTATGAATATTTATCTAAACAAATAACTTTGACATGTTAATTACTTCTGGTTTATTTATTTCTTTATAAAATAGTTTCTCTACTTGAGATTCATCTCTCAAACGAATTGTATATTCTTGTTGAATATTATTTCTTCCTATTCTTCCAAATGCTTGAATAATTTTTTCTTGAGTAATAGACAAGTCTTTGGATAAATAACCGTGACAGAATTGATAATTTGTTCCATAAATATAATCACTTGATGCAATAATCATATATAATTTTTGTTGAGATGCCAATCTTTTTATAATTTCTGTATAAGTTATACTTGGGTGATTTGTAAATACTCCAATTCCCATCAATAACAATACTTTCCAACTATCATCCACATCTTTCAACATCATAATTTCTATAATTATTGATTCTTCAATATCACTTGTAAAAGCATTCACAATTTTATGAGGAAACCATTTTTTAAGATGAAGTATTTTATTAGGAACAAATGTTTCATTTAATTGAACAGATTGAATCATATTTTTATATCTCTCTATTTCGGTTTCTAATCTAGCAATATTTTTACCATCAGCGTTAGTATCTGATGCCAATTTAACTTTACTATCTTTTCTTTTTATTTTTCCTCCAACAGATTCTTCATTTGTAGTTGTTTGATTATTTTTTTCAGTTAATAATTCCAATTCTTGTTCCAAGACAAATATTTTTTCATTAATTGTGTTATTTACAGATATTTTATTTAATATATCCTTCATAACTTGAGAAGGAATATTGGATTGTTGAATATAAAATTTGGCAATTTTCTCTACATCATTTGTAAGAAATATAGTTGGACCATCGGTTAATGTAAATGAATCTTTTGTTGTGATATATATACCAGTTTGTTCTTCTTTTGGTACATCTAATGAAGAAACACTTATAGTTCTTGTCAAAGGTTTTTCTTCTTTTTTGGCTGAAATAGAAGATAAACTATTTGTTTTTCGTATCGGTGTACCATTTAAATCAATATATGGGTTGGATTGTATTTTTTTTTCTTTTAATAAAGACAAATGTAAATAAATTCTTTCCCATGACAATGGATTTGTGGATACAATTTCTTCTAATAATTCAAGATAATATATTTTAATTGAAGACATTGTGATATGTTCAATCTTTTGAAATCTTGAAATTATTGTATCAGGCAAAACATATTCAATAAATTTCACAATTTCATTTAAATCCAAGTATCGTAACAAAGTCATGTTATCTTTTATATTTTCAATGATTTGTAATATTTGTGTTGGGTTATTAGTAATGAAATGAGGAACAATCACATGACCAAATTTATTAATAATAGGAATTGATTTTTTACAATCATAACTAACAATATTATGAATACTTGCTCCTTCAAACTTTGTTTGAAAAGAACCAATGGTTAATCCAATTTCGTGTAATTTTGGAAGGGTTGCAGAAGATAATACTAAATTAGGAATTAAATTTTGTTGCCAATTATCTTTAATAATAGAATGTAATTCGTGTTCTTCATAATCCATAGTAATGGTAGGTTCATCCCAATATGTTATGATATTATTTGCTTGATTAAAAGACAACATATAAAACATTGCAGGAAGATATGATTTTACATCACAAATCATAATCTCTACTTTATCACCAACTGAATTATCAACTTTACCGATTCCACCTGTTTTTTTATTTTTAGTATAATCTTTTGCAGCAAAATAGTGTAATCGTATATCTGCTGCACTTGTACAGCCAAATGCAAACGCTATTTTTTTCCCAACAGAAATGGATGATTTTGCCAATGCAAGTCCAACGTGTCTTGCAGCACAAACAAATATAATTCTTTGTGTTATTTTTTCATTTGTAATTTGGTCTATTTTAAATCCTTCTGAAAGACCAATTGGAGAGAGAGTTTTTCCAGTACCAGTTGGAGCAATATATAATATTAATTTGGGTTGGGTATTTTTACACACTGTAAATAATTCACGTTGATGTTCATACAATGTCAAATCGGCATATTTTAATAATAATTTATTTTTTTCAATAAAATCTACTGAATTTTTTATTAAATCAATCATATTAATTTCTGGTTCCAATTTCTTCAAAATAAATTCAATAAAACTCATTACATGTCTATTTAACATTTGAATTGACATTGATTTTAATTTATATAGTGTGAAATAATGAATATACCATTGATTTGTTTCTTTATGTGTAAATATATTTGAGATTATATCAAGAAGTAAATATTCATAAATCTCAACATTATTCATTATTTTCTCTACATTATTTCGTTGAATACGAATTAAATCTGCTTTTTTAATTTTTGGATTCGGTTTTATATCATGAACAAAATCAGTATATGTATTAATTTGATTGATTTTTTCTAAAAAGTAATTATAGAAAAGATAATCTTCCATAAGAAGTGAATATTCAACTTTTAAGTAACCAAATAATGATAAATGTTTATTATATTTCATATTTACATCGTGATAACCATTGCAAATAAGAGTAAGAATTATTTTTTCATCATCAGATACAGGAACTTCAATAGATTCCCATTCCGATTTATTGAGTTTTCGTTGGTTCAAGTCCATTTAATAAGTTTCTTTTGAATTGGTCTTTATATTATTTAATGTAATCAAATCAATTTTTTAATAAAATGTAAATATAATAAATTGTAATGGAACAAATGTTATTAAATACATATAAATTTGTTAATAAAATAAACTATGCTTCTGATAAAGAATTAAAAAAAATATTATTAGTACATTATTGGATTCATCTTGAAGGAAATATAAATATTCAGGTATACAAGTATAACCAATTTAAAAAGTATATTGAATCAATAAACGAAGAACAAATGATGAATATATTATTAAATAATAAATTGAATTAATATTTAATATAAATAAAATGAATAAACAATCAATAACGATGGCATTTATTATTTCAATTGAAGGAAATATTGGATCAGGAAAGAGTACATATCTATCTTATTTAAAAAAATATTGTTCTAACAAAATAATATTTGTAAAAGAACCAGTTGAGGATTGGGAACAGATAAGAGATAGAGAAACAAATGAAACAATGTTGCAAAAATTTTATAAAGACCAGAATAAATATTCCTTTTCATTTCAAATGATGGCATTTATATCTCGTTTCTCTATTTTAAGAGAAACAGTTAGACAAAATCCTTCTGCAATTATTATTACAGAAAGATGTTTGTATACAGATAAATATGTATTTGCCAAAATGTTATTTGAAATGAAAAATATAGAAGATGTAAATTATCAAATATACAATAAATGGTTTGAAGAGTTTGCATTAGAATTTCCTATTAACAAAATCATTTATATAAGAGCAACCCCAGAAAAATGTTTTGAAAGGATTCAAAAAAGAAATAGAATTGGCGAAAGTGAAATTCCTTTGGATTATTTAATTAATTGTGATAAATATCATCAAGACATGATTAAAATATTATCTGATACAACAGAAATTATATATATTGATGGAAATATAGATATTTATGAAAATCCAAATATGATTCGTGAATGGATGATTCAATGTGGATTACAATAAATCATTTAATATTATTATTATAATATGGAGAAAGAATTAATAGTAAAATGTCCTCATTGTAATAAAGATGTCATTATAGAACAAGTGAATTGTGCAATATTTCGTCATGGAATATATAAACATAATCTACAACAAATAGAACCTCATATGAAAAAAGAAAAATGTGATGAATTAATTAATAACAATGAAATATATGGTTGTGGAAAACCTTTTTTAATAAAAAAAACAAATGATGAATGGGAATCACAAATTTGTGATTATATTTAATAAGATAATAAATGTTTTGAAAGTAAAGAACATGGTTTATATTTTAATATATCATTTTCTTTGACAATGGTTGGAAATTCTTCAAACCCATATATATCTTGTAATAACAACCATTCAAATAATCCACCGCAGTAAATATATATATTTTTAAATCCCAATTTTTGTAATTGTTTGTATTTTTTAATTATTTTTTCTTCGTCTTGACAATTTTTGCCATATATTACAATTGTTATTTGAAACGATTTATTGTTTATTAAATCATTTATATGATTTTCTTCTTTATCTGCAAGAATTGTATTTTGAATGAGACATTTTTGTTCATTTAAATCCAATGTGTTGATAAGTATAGAAAAGGCTCGTTGATTTTTAGAAATAAGTTGTATATCTTCAAAATTAACTTTTTTAGGAATTGTATTTCCCATATTTAATTAAATTGCACATTACTATTTAATTAAATTTTACTATAATTTCTACATTTTCTTTTTTTATACTTTTTGTTGCCGATACTGATAATTCTTCTCTTTTTTTTCTGGATTTATTTAATGAAGTAGTTGTAACTACTTCTTCTTGTTTAATTAAATCTTTTCTTTTACTTGTGCTATTTCTATTATTCATATCATTTTCTATTTCTTCATAATTTTCTTCAATATATTTAATTATATCATTTTCTAATGTCCATTTGAAGAAATTTAATTGTCCTATTGTTGTTTCTATAAATGTATCTTCTTCATAGGGAATACTTGTTCTTTCCCATCTACAAAATGGGTCAAAATTCTTTTTAGAATACGCTTTTAATTTTAATTTATAATCTTGATACACCTTAAATCTTCTTTCATCCCCATTTGAATCAATAATATTATATAATGTAAAATTTTTCTTTGCATAATTAGTTGCAAACCAATCCACTATACGTAGAGAAATTTTAGTTTCTCCTGTAATTATTTTTAAAATCTTATTCAAATTATTATCTTTTTTATAAAATTCTAATAATGTATTTAACAATAATTCTTTTTGAGTATTATATTTTACTAATGACATTATTTGGATATATATTTTTTATTTATATACTTATATATATTATTTATATACTTATATATATTATTCATTATTTATAAATTATTTGGAGATTCTTTGTAAATTCAAAAGATTCTTTTTTTATTCTTCTTCGTTTCAAATTACATTCTAAACATGATAATAATACATTATCATTATCATGTCCTTTTTCGTTATCAATTCTATCCAAAGTCCATTGTTTTGGTTCTCTACAATATTCATATAATATACTCATTATTTGATGACAATAATAACATTGTAATTTTTCTGTTTCCATTTTATTAATTATTTCTTTAAAAGAAATAAATTTTTCATTATCATGTATTTTTTTTAAAATATCTTGTTGTTTATAGGAAGAAATCTTTTTCTTGATTTGTTTCTCTACTAATTTACAAACATCTGTTTTTTCTTCGTTTATTATTCTTAACAAGTTATTAAGTTGTTCTTGTTCAAGTAGAGAAGAAGAATTAAATTCTTTGAATGGAATAATTGGTTTCACAAATTGTTTTACTTTCTCTACTTTTTCTACTTTTTTCATTTGATATCGTTGTGTTGTTCCTTCAATATTTATAATTTTATTCATATATACACGCCAAGAATATTATATTATGAATTAATAGTTTAAAGATTTTTTAAATAAGTAATTTGGGTCTGGGATTAGCTCATTTGGTAGAGCAATTGATTGTAGCTCAAGAGGTAGCTGGTTCAATTCCGGCATCCCAGAATGTTTTATATTGGCAAGTTTATCAATATAAAATATATTAAGAAGATATTATAGAATTTTAGATAAAATCTAATGTAAATATATGAGTCAAATGTATTCACATAAAAAATCTTTAAAAAAATCATTGCCATTTAATCCACCCAAAGAAGATAAACCACCTTTACCTCCCAATGAAGATAAACCACCACCACCAATAACAACTCATCCAGATGTTATAAACAGTTTTAAAGGAAAGTATAGAAATCCAGCGCGTAACACCAGAGGAAGTATTCTTCCAGCTATTGTGTTAGAAGAAGAAGATGATGAAAAAGAATACATGGAAGATAAAGATGATATTGCCGACATGTTTATTAAATTAACATTAGGTGATTCTAAACCACCGTCTATTCTACCATCCAATAAGAAGCAGATGTCACAATTTATTCTTGCAGAACCAATATTACCAGAATTACGTAAAGAAGAAAAAGAAGAAAAAGAAGAAGAAGTCGTTGTAAATACAGATAATTCTATTACTATTACAACTATACAACCAAATTTAATTACAAGATGTATCAAAAAGATTATATTTGGTTTAACAAGACTTCCTGTAGTTGCAATATTTAAAACAAGTGGTATAATATTTATTAAATTAATTTATTATATATTGAAAGCATTTACAACAATTTATAATATACCTATTATAGGTAAACCAATATGTCTCATAATTATAATATATTTATTTACAAACAAATTTACGAGACCATTAATGTATTTTTTAATTGAAGTATTTACGTATTTATATAACTTGGGTCCTGATATAGGATTAAATGCTGCAATAAATTTTGTATTAGATTTTGCACATAATATTGGTGTAATGTATTTAGTAAAATCTCTTTCATATTTTTATGGAGTAGTGGATACACTAATTGAAAAAATGTTTGTTAATGCATTAACAACAATTACAAGTGGGTTTAATTCTATATTAAGTAAATTAATGTCAATTTCTGGTCTTCAACAGCAGACAATAGAGTTATTACAAGAACAAACAGAAATTATTAAAGAAACAAGTATTCAACAAAGAGAATATATAGCAGATCAGGTAACACTCAGGTTAAAAAATTCTTTATTAGAAGCCCTAATGAGTGATCAATATTTAGCAATATTAGCTGCTCCTGCAATGGCAGGAATAACAAACATGAATTCAAACATGAATGAACAATTATCTAAATTGGCCTTACAATTTAAAGCAGACATACAAAACGCAGCAGACA